CCTAGCCACCGCGTCAAAATGTGCCCCCTAGGGCCTATAGCGCCAAATTTTTTGGCCTATAAGTGATTTTGGCTAAACTTGTTGCGCACCGCAGCCGTAAGTACCTTATAGCCTCAACAATGCAAGATTATCGCCCTGAACAAATCCGCAATGCCATTCTGAACATCTGGCAAGACCCAATCGCCTTCGGCATCGCTCTGGGCTACAAAGGAGAGGCCGTGACGGGCCGCAAGCAATTTGGCGACTTCCACCGCGCCATGCTGAACCATGTCCACACTCAGCCCAAGACCAGCACCATCGTTCCGCGTGGCCACGCCAAATCGACCCTAATCACGGTCATCGACACCTGCCACCACCTCCTGCACTTCCCCGAGTCCCGCAGCCTCATCGCGTGCGCTACTCTTGACCTCGCTAAGAAACTGGTGGGCGAGATCCGTGATCGGCTGGCTGGAGAACTCGAACTCCTCCCTGGGCTATTCCTTCCTATATCCAATGTCTTCCCCTGGATCTCCATTCAGGGCGATGCCCGAAAGTCAGGCCCCTGCGACCGCTTCAATATTGTTGGCCGCTCTGGCAAGGGCCGAGAGCCGTCAGTCTTCGCCTCCTCAGTCGAGTCCAACCTCGCGGGTAACCATCCCACCCGCGCCATCATCGACGACCCCGCCAACGAGCAGAACAGCCGGACCTACTCGCGCCGCCAGAAGGTCATCGACTTCATCGAGGCGCTTGAACCGCTGATGTATTCCCCCGACTCGCCGATCAACCACATCGGCACGCCCTGGGCTTTCGAGGATGTGACCGCCTATCTGAAGCGCCGCACCGACTGGGCGCAGTTCCGCTTCGGCGTCTGGGATGGCCCCCGCCCCGATGACGCAGCCGAGGACGACGAAGGCCCCTGGGCGCTCTGCCCCTCGTTCCTGACTGGCGGAGAGATTAGCGATAAGAAAGAAGCCCTGAGCCGCACCTTCTTCTCTGCCCAGTACCTTTGCGAGCCAGTCCCCTCCGAAGAGGCTATCTTCGACCAGCAACTCGTCGCCGCCGCCACCGACTTTGAACTGGCCTTGGAGAATCTTCCTGAAGGCCACGAGATCCTGCTCTACGATCCAGTCGCCCGCGTGGACGGCAATACTGGCGACCTGAACGGCATCATCGTGGTGCGCGTCCTCCCGGCGCATGCCCTTGGACTGAAGGGCTTTGCCCCCGACCGCAACATCTTCATTCCAGTCCGCGCCCAGGAACTCAACGGCGGAGCCGATGCTGCCGCGTGCTGGATAGAAGAGATCGGCGTCCCGGCCCACCCCTTCCTGAAGTCGCTCTGGATCGAACAGGTCGCCGCTCAGTCTCTCTTTGCCCCCTGGCTCGAAGAGCGCGGAAAGATCAAGGGCATCAAGATTCGCGGCCAGAAGGTAGGGAACGCCTCCCTGCCCTTCCGGTTAATGAGTCTTCAGACTGCCATGCGTAAGGGCTACCTTATTATGCCCAAGGATTTCCCTGGCCGGAAGTTACTCCACCAGCGCCTATTGGAGTACCCCCTCAGTAACTCTGACGACCTAGTATCGGCCTTGGCTCTCCTAAGCACTATGGTAGAGAGAAAAGGTCAACTTCCTGGCCTTCCAGTCGCCGAACAAGTACCCTATAATTTGCGTGTATGGAATACTCCCCCCGATACAGGGTACTGGCCTAATGGCTAAAAACTTTCGCATTGAAGAAGATGCGGCGCGAGAACTAGCCGCACTAGTTAATTCTGCCTCTGATGCTATTAGCGGGCCGCTTGAAGGTAACGAGCGCCTGATCGCTGACATCTACACGGGACGAGATCCCCTTGGACGGGTTGGAGGACTCATTGGAGAACAAGGTGTTGCGGCCCACCTATTGAACAACCCGACTGAAGTCGGCTCCTGGCGTCCCCCCGAAACCACGGCCAACTTGTTCCTCTCACGCATTCGCCAGATTGTCACCAATCTCACACCCGGCGTGCCCTCATTCCGCGTCAAGGCTCGCGTCCCCGGCTCCGCCCATCTCGCCGATAAGCAGAATATGCTGACTCGCATCCAGACCGACCAAGGCAAACTGCGCGAGGCCATGCGGCGCGCTGCCTTCGTCGGCTTGGTCTCACCTTACTTCGGGGTCAAGTTGACCTACGACAAAAAGGAGAAGATCCCCTATCTACGCACGAAGTATCTCGCAGTAGAACCTCGCGACTGCGGGTACGAGCCGTTCCATCGTCGTTTCGCTTGGCACGCTTACGACATGCAGTATGCCGACTTGCCGGATGACTGGAAACCAGATCACAAGGGAGAAGAAGAACCTAAGCCCTGGAGCATCGCCCGCGTAACCGAAGTCTATCACGATGGCTTTAAACACGGCGCGCCCAAGAAATCCTTTGGCCATTGCCCGATGTCTATTTTCGTCAACATTGGCGAACCCAAGTCAGCGGATATTGCGCTCCTACCCAACGCCGAGAAAGACGATAGCCTTGGCGAATACATGACGACTGAGGCGCTTCCCGCGTGCCCAATCGTGATGGGTAACTTCTTGGACCCCGCTCCCGGCGAAGATGTCCCCGCCGCCGAAGTCCTGTCGTGGATCCCGCTAATGCGTATGATCGTTCAGACCCTTGTCCAGATCGACCGCGAAATCCGCACCCTCAATAAGACAGTCCTCTATGACAAGAACGCCATCAGCGATGATGCCCTTCAAGTCGTGAAGCATGTTGCCCCCGGCGGGACCGTCTTCGTCGGCGTCGATCCCGACGACAATACCCGAGGCGTCAACGCCACCATGCGTCCCGTCGAGCAGAGCGCAGTTCTAGGCGAGTACCTCGCTGCCCTGAACACCTACATGCAACTCTTCGATGATGTGACTGGCGTATCCCCCGCTGATCGCGGCGTCCCAGCCAACCCGAGGAAGTCAGCCACCGAAGCCGCTGCGATTACCGATGCCTCCAGCAAGCGCAACCAGGATCGCCTTGAAGTCATGGCCTTGGTCTGGACTCGCCTCGCCCAAGTAGGTTTCAAGTACCAGCGCGATATCTTCGGGCCGACCGTTGATGTCCCCCTCGATAACGGCGTCATCAAAACGATCCATGTCCCTGACCCGATAGTTGCCTGCTTCTCCTTCGATGTTGACCCGGTTGAACTTGGGCACCTAAGCAATCAGGGCGACATTCAAGCCCTCATGCAATGGCTCACCGTGACCACCAACACACAGCAGACCTTCGCTCAAGGGATGCCGCGCATGACCCGCGAAGCCCTGCGCCGTCTCGGCAATGCGATGGGCATTGAAGATGCTGACCTGTTCCTCGATGCGCCGATTATCGAACTTGGTCCCGAGGAGCGCTACATTCGCCACCTCCAGACCCAGGCCCCGATTGCGGTCTACGAAGACGATCAGCACGATATGTATATGGCCTACTACACCAAGATGCAGGACGCCGCGCTCTCCCGAGGCGACAGCGAAATTGCGCTCATGGAACTGCGCCAAGCCATCGACATGCACCGCATGTTTGCGGCCAGACGCCAAGATGTCATCAACCCCGCCCAGATGGGCGAGATCATCCCTGGCATTGGCGCGGGTACTGGCGAGGTTGATAACAACCTCCAGGCAGCCTTGGCCTCTGGCGGTGTCCCCAGCGCGGTACCGCAGGGGGGCTACTAGGTGCCTCAGTACCCCTACCGCTGCGAGGATTGCGAGACTAGTTGGGTTGAGTTGCGACCCGGCTCGGCTTCCGGCGATCCCACCACTTGCCCTGAGTGCGGGCTAGAAGCAACCCAGCAAGACTATAGTGCTAAACAAGTCGGTGGGTTTGTGAGTTCCGAAGGCGCTTGGTCTTCGGGCAAATTAATTACGCAGTTGCATCCTCTCCACCCGGATAGGTATGTAACATCGAAAACGCAAATGGAGAAAGTTTACCGTAAGCACGGTATTAGCCTTGATACAGGGCACTACACCTCTAAAGAGGCCCAGGTCAAGGCGACTGTACCGCGTAAGCAGCGGCTAGGCGCTAATCTCGATGATCTCACCGTGGGCGGAGTGATTGAAGAAAATTAGCATTTTTTCGCTTTAAACAGTAAAGCCCACTCGTATAGAATACTAACTGGGAACTCTCTCTAGGAGCCTGAATAGGTAGACCCAAAGGGAAGCCATGACTGAAACTTCTGATTCTGCGTCTGAGACGCCAACTGATGCTAGCCCGATTACTACGGAGCAGGCCGCGCAACCCGCGCCTGTAGACCTTGTAGCGGAGGCGGGGGAGGCTGCTGCATCTAGCGATGCGGCACCAGTGCAGACAACCCGTTCTTTAGATGACCTGAACCTCGATGATGGAGTTCGCGCACAAATCGAATCCTATGTCAGTAAGTCCGTTAACGATGCTCTTCATAAACATGATGAGCGCCAGCAGCGGAAACTCGACGACGAAGGCTTTATGAATAAGTCCCAGATCGAAGAGTTACTTGCGGATAAAGACGCCGAATACTCAAGGCGAGAAGAGGCAAAGGACTCTTTCCTACAAATCCTTGGTGGTGAGGGCATCAGCCCTGGCTCCGAAGACTACGGAAAGATCCAGAGTTTCTATCGCGATGCTGTTACAGACGGTCGCCTTACTCCGCACATTTTACTGTCAGAGGCCGGAATCAAAACTCTTGTCGCTATGTCTGGCGTTACCAACGCTCAGTCCACAGGCCCCCAAAGCGGCCTCAGTCGTTCGGCACCCGCGCCGGATGGTTCAGCCGCTTGGTCTGATGGTACTATCCAGTTGAACGCGACCGCAGCAAAGGGAGTTGGTTCCGACCAACAGATGCGTGACGACATCAAGCGAGCGTTAGGTGATCTGTAGAACGACCCTTCTGTTCTACTTGTAACCCGTTCCCACAAGGAGGCCAACAATGGCCGTTCGATCTTACGATCAGACTATCGACACGATGGTCACAACTGCGCTGGACTCGATCACTCGTGATCCGGCGAACCTTCTCACCGAGTCAGGCGAGAAGTTTCTGAAGGCAGCCGCCCAAAAGGGTAGGCTGTTTGTCGTCAATGACGCAGAGAATCTCCGGCACCCCGTGATGTACGACCACGGGGAAAGCACGACCTACTATGCACCGGATAACACCGGAAGCACCGATGGGTCTGCAACTGGAAACCTCTCTAGCGGTGCAACTGAGATTCTTACTCAGGCGCTCTTCACTATGCAGGCTGCAACGCGGAACATCAACTTCCCGCAATCGCAACCCGCTGGCAACATGATCGACTATGTTTCGGCGGTCGTGAAAGCCAACATGATGAGCATTCTGAACGAAGAGGAATGCCTCTTTGTGCGTGGGGAGAACACAAGTTCCGGTACTGAGGCTGTGATTAGCCCCTTCTCAGGGGATCAGAACTTCGGTACGACTCGTCAACCGATGAGTATTGGTGATCTGCTAACAAACGGTTCTGAAACCGCTACTCATGTCTTTGCTAACCTCCGTAGTGATGCCATCAATGTCGGCTCTGCCAACACCAACTGGGCACCGCAACAGGTTGATGCTACTTCCCCGACTGGTGGAGTCACTATCTTCACCGACATGCAGAAGTGCATTCTCCAGGCAGGTTTCAGCGAGGTGGAGCGTCCTACGGACTTCTACTGTAGCCAGACCTTCTATGAGTTCTTCCTCGCGCAGATGAGGAAACTCGGGGCGCTGCCCGATCCCGTTCAGGCCAACCTGGGCCGGGAGAGTGCGATTCCCTTTGGTGGTATCACCATCGACTGGTCGCGCTATCTGGAGAAGGATGTTATCTGGGACGGTAAAGCCGCTTCAAACACTACTGCTCAGGAGCCTGTCTTCGGTATCAACTGGAACTCGCTGCGCCTGAACCTTGTCCGTTCGGGTGGGGTTAGTGGTGATTCGCTGGGGTTCATCCGAACCATCGGCGGAATGCAGCCGCACCCCCTGACGGTGACGCTCTTCAAGCGCATCGAATGGAAGCGCCAATGGTCGATTGACAAGGGACGGCGTTCCTTCGTCAACCTGAACCTGCTGACTGGCACCCTCGCCGCTACCTAAGTCTAGGTAATGGCCCTTCGGTCTGAATTACGCACCCGGCTCCAGCGCCGTCTGGGGCTGGGTGTCGTATCTGCCATTGAACAGGAACGCCTGAACGAGGCCCTGAACTCCGGTATCGCGAGAGCGGTCTCAGACGGGGTTCCGGGTCTTTCTCACGATACCTTTGTCGGGTCCGTCTATGGAGAGATGGCCCTTACTGGAGGCGCGACAATAACCTGCCCACTCGGGGGTACTACCTTCACTTTTGTCGGCGGCGATAATCCGCTGACCTCGAATGTGTACCCGCACGATATTTTGCAGGTTGTAATTACTGGTACGACTACAAAGTTTCTGCTACGCGATGTTAAGGACGCTAACGAGGTTGATATCGGCGCTCCGGCTACGCAGGGTTATACTGGAGATGCTAACTCCACCGTTATCCGGCGATCTATTCCTCTTCCCACAACGGGTCAAGTTGTAGGTGTTTATCGCCACAGCGCCTCCTCCTCGGATGGCCTGAATACACGCAGGCTTACCCACGATCCGATTGTTGCGCGCCAGAGTCCCTTCAAAACGGGAACTCCCAAGCACTACGAGCAACGCTTCTCTGAGGGGCAAAGCAAGAGTTTCATCTCGCTTTGGCCAGCGCCGACTTCTGTGACTGACCAGTTCACCGTTGTCCAAATGCGCTATATTCCTCGCCTAACTGCGGATAGCGATACTCTAATTTTCCCTGAAGAGGCTCTGGACGCTATTCTTGAACGCGCCCGAATGGCTTATATTACCTGGGCCGGAACGCACGCACCGACTACTCTCGCGTTGGCTAATGAGGCCATCCGAGATACGGCGGATTCCTTAAAGAACACTTCTAATACTAGACAGATCGTAACTAAAGAATGAGTGATTGCACTTGCGGGGGATGTCCTAGTGGTGACTATGGTTGCGGCTGCTGCTGCGCTTCGGTTACCGGATTACGCGGCGGTATTCACCCCGACTACATCAAGTCGATTTCTGCGGATATGGCGGTGGATCTCGATGGTGACACAAAGACTTTTCAGACCCGTGCGATTCTAGATTCACCTGTTCATATCGTTTCGGTCAGCATCTCGCTGGTCTGCCTGCGCCGTAATGCTGCTACTTCAACAGAAGCAGGTTTGAAGAAGCAGATTCAAGAGGTAAACACTACCGCGCTAGCCACTCTTCGGCCTCCAACACCCATTAATGTCTCGCTCTTCACACTACCCTCTTATAGTAGTACCACAGTAGATTTTGGTGGTTGGAATACGCATGTTAATACAATAGATGGGCGTACCTATATTTCGACCTGTTCCGTAAATTCTTACTCGCCCAACTGGACTTCGCCCGACGATCTCTTCGGTTACTTCTGCGATGGTGGATTATTCATCGAGGTCAATGCCCCTACTACACAATATGGTCTTCGCGTTGTCGTGAACTATGTTGATCGCGCCTCCTTCTCGCCCGCTTATGGTGATCCGGTAGCCGTGCTTCAGCACTACTGGTCCTGCGCCCACGGAGAGACTGAGTTCCTAGAGGGCTTCTACGGAGGTAACTCTAGCAATACCGGATCTTCCGGCACCTCGACTGCTACTGAGGATACTTCGATTGCGGGTTCTGGTACCAACCCGTGGACTATTGCTACTGATCTAACTGAGATGGGGTTCTGATCGAGTAATGGCTAGTATGCGGATAGATAACCTGCCTATGGATCGCCAAACGGCGGGCTATGCGCGCAAGGAACCTAGCGGCGGAACAATGTTTTCGTCAGCAGCCTTGACTTCTGTCTTTGAGAAACGGGATGTGGACCCCGAAGCACCCCTGTTTAAACGCAGGTACGGAAGTCGCCGCCTTACTAATGCCTCGCCCAATCTCCTTGGCGTCACAGCCGATATTGACGAGGGGCGTGTCGAGGTTAATCACTCTTTCGCTACCGGAGTGGAGGACTGGACGATCTTCTGCACTTTACGCACCCCGCTCGATTCTTCAGATGGTGCGTTTCCGATATTCGAGTTTCAAGGTCTTCATGCGTATGTCTACTATGACTTCAACGCTGGCGCATCTACTAGTACGGTATATCTACGCATCTATAATGCATCAGGAACTCAACTCTTAACTCACACTATGGGCGAGATAGGTGCTAATGGCACCGACTACCGCATCATGGTGCGTTACATAGATTCGTCTAATACGATTTCAGCCGTTAGTTGGATAGTACCCGCAGAAGGGGGTACTGCCACGATTGGCACAGAGACAACTGCTACAAGCGCTGTTAGTGGCGGGGTTCTGAAGTTGATGGGCGAGCCGCTTGGTGTTGGAGCGCTGGCCTCCGCAGATGCAGCCGGATCAGCCACCTTGACCTTCGGGGATACCGAATTCGATGATGTCAATAATGGAACGCTGACTCTGATCTCAACAGATACGACTAGCCGTGTCTATACGATCAAGAACGACTATGGGGCCACCACAAGCCTGGAGTACAACGCTGGTGCTTCTGCCTCGGTAGCGGCCACGAACTTAAAGAATACTATCGAGAGCGCGGCTGGTCATAACGGCAAACTGACTGTCGTGCAAACTGACGCTACCCTGGTAATTACTCAGGCTACTGCGGGAACAGGTGGCAATACTACAATCACTGCGGGAGCCAACTTCAATAATACCTGCGATGTAAATATTGGGGCTACATTTACTGGCGGGCTGACGCAGGGACCGGGGGCATACCATCGAGTAGTCGTAACTAACTTCTTGCTCTACGATGTATCTGACTTTAATAAGAGTTCGGAATACGAGGCGCTTGCCTCTGATCTAACTCCCACTAAGAGTGACGATAACGCCGCTGAGACTGATTACCTACTAGTCTGGCATGATACCTTTGATGAGGGCGGCGATGTCCTGTCCTACACAAATAATGCTGGTACGGCCATCGATTCCTATCTAGTCCCGACTTCGCCAAATAATGGGGGCGACACCTCCGGTACTGATATCCATTTTGGCGGGCAGGGCGTGATCGAGATACCGTTCTATCTCGACTTTGACGAATACTACTGGACTCCGATTACGGCATCAGCGCGCCTTGATTGGATGTTTCAGATCAACCTTACGCTGCCAGCAACACTCAAGAGTAGTACCGTCTTTGAGTTTCAGGATATCCTTAAACTAGATATCTTTAACAGCACAGGCAGTACATTTGTTTTTAAAGGTACCTACGCTGGAACGGGTACTGTTCAATCGACTCTCAGCCTTACTGCCGGAGCCTCCTATCAAGTCTTTGTTGGACGCGCCACTTCACAGACTCTTATTCGCGTAGTTGCGTCTAACGGTACGGCCACAGATACTACGGGCACTTCTGATAACCCGGCTGTCTTTAACTACGACAAGATGATGGGCTTTGTCATCGGAGATACCGCTGACCAGGAGAACACGGCACCTTTTGGCGGAAAGATCGAGCGTATGGCGTTCCACAATGAGAATGATCTCAAGTGGCTTCCGCTACAAGATGCGGTCTTCTATTACGACATTTACTCGCTCTCTGGCGATCAGATCATTGACCGGGGCAATCGCGCCCTCAACTCATTCGGCAGCACTCGCATATCCTCCGCACCCCCGCATTATGCACAAGGTGGCTTCAAGGGTGGAGCCTATGTCGCGGCAACTGGCGGGTATACGATGGCGGTCAGTACCCCCGACATCGACTATGTAGGTGAACTAAAGAAGGCGCTCAAGAAAGACGCGGCTATTCAACGCCGAGGTAGTAAGGCGTTTATGACTTCTAACGGTGTCAACTACTTGATCGACGACTTCTCTAAGACTTTCCGCCCTCTTGGTATACCGCGCCCCGGTACTAAGGTTTCTTGTACCCCTCAAGGTGTGGGCGTTATCGACGGCTTCGTTCGCTATGCTTATCGCTGGGTAACCAAGGATGGCACAGTCGGGCCAGCCTTTGACCTAGATCCCGTAGATGCCCAGAGCGGAGTCAATGTCTTTCTCGGGGCTGATAACTTCGGCCTTCCCGGCGAGACACCCTTTGGTATCTCTTATGGTGAGTGCGAGGGCACGAAGAAAGCGGAAGGGCGTGGAGCAACCGCTACTGATGCGGTTGAGACCTTCTTTGTTAAAGATAGTGACGGCGGCTCTAATCATAATCTGCTTCGGCGCGAGATCAGTTTCCCCGGCCTTACACTAGAAGCAGCGGTCCGTATTCCTGGCATTGCCCAGATTAAAGAGAGCATCTTTAGCCAGGGTGTCGGTGCGCCAGTTGGCGTGGCTAACTGGATGTCCGATGAGGCTCCCTATACCTTTCCCTGGATTGGTCAGGGTACCCAAGAGTGCTGCTTCCAATTCGCCTTCCGCTATGACAGCAGCGCCGATTATCAGGTACTTTTTGGTATTGGAGCCAAGGATCAGCATTATACAACTGGCTGGCTAGTCTCTAATGACCATTACAAATTGAACCACCTAGTGGTTTCGATTCAGCCACCTCTTGTTGGGGGCAATAACCACAGTCTAGTTGTCTGTCGTGATGCGCCTTCGGGATCTAAAAAGCGCGATAACGATTTGACCGAATTCGCTTGGGACTACGATTTCCAAGACACGCATGACTACTGCGTAATCGTTCGTCGTGCAGGAACAAACTTCGCCTCTGGTACGGGCGAAGACCTAGCCGTTAGTATTTACAATAATACGCTTGATGGTACGGATAACGGTGCGGGAGGTACCTATGACGGTTGGAGGCTTTGGCCGAGTAGTACGGATGCAGAAAAGTTAAAGCCTAACTTCTGGGGACCGACTTATGCAGGTGTTGCTAATGACCAGGTAATGTGGGGCGCATCGCGCCTTGAAGGTTCAACCGCAAACCTATCGGTAAAAACACGCAAGCGTGCTGCTTCTGGAAGTGCCACCTTTAACTTTGATTACATAAACGGGGTACCGGGTGGTGCTACGGCAGGCCCTTATGTTCCTGGTACTGTCATGTACCACGGACGAATGTGGCGACAAGATTTCTTACTCCAGGTCTTGGCTATTAAGGGTTTAGATCGCTATGGCGCTCGTTCCGGTCCCCTTGCCTCAAACCTTGAAGTTGATACAGCATTCTGTCCAGACTCGGGCGTAGATACTATTAATGGCGGCTGGGATTACCCGCAGAGTCTCCGCACTAAATTCTACAAGTCGGGTGGTAGTACCTTCGATGCTCAGGTAGTGCTTACGGAGAATGTATCTAATACACCGCTCTTGGCTTACGGTCACGATATGACGGTTAATGCGGCAACTACGCCGGATACTTGGACCACGACTAGTCTCGATAATGTACCCCTCTGGATCAACTGGACTTCGCGTAACGAGGGTTCAATAACAGTTGGTGTCGGATCGAAACCGTCTGTCGAGATCGCGACTAAGAAATGGCATACCGGAGCCGGCATTCAAACATTCGGCGAATTCGCAAACGCTGTTGATCTCAAGCAATGGACTTGGATCACACTTTATTTTCATCATATAAAGCGAGAGAGCGGTACTACTAGTAACATTATAGATGTCTGGCTAGAGCGAGTATTCATCGACGGGAATACTGGTGACTGGGGCGAAGTCTTTGATGTTGATATTGAACTAACCGGAGTCTTGGCTAACGGCGCTGCTGGTACCGGGCAATACGGCTTGTTCACAGTCGGCGGTTGGCCCGGTATGGATCAGGAGTATGAGACTGAGATTGCCGAAGTGCGTCTCTGGGATGGCGAATATTACACGGCGGCTGGAGGAGGTCTCGGAGCGAATGCCTTTGGTACTTACCTCTCGAATCGTATCCCCCCTAATATCTGGGGTGAACTCTGGTACTACCTGCGCTTTATGAAGCCAGATGTCAATGATCCTGATAATCAGGAGACAATGGACCAGTTTGGACTCAAGCAGAACAGTTCAGGTATTGGTGAGAAGGGTGCGGACTCTGTTGTTCTCTACCAACAATCTGAAGTTAAAGATGATGCTGATGATCCAGACAGCACGACCTTTTTTGTACCTTTCCCTGATCCGCCTCTGTCGGCTATTCGGGGAATCCAGATATTCCGCACTCAAGTTGTGCCAGTTACTAATACATTCCCCAATGGCAATACTAATCCCAACGCTATCCCCGAAGCCTGGAAGGCATGCCGTGATGCGCCGCTGTACCACCTATCCGAGATCCCGCGTGGTACGAGTTCGTATATTGATACCGCCGATGACACGGCACTAGGCACCCAACTTGACCAACTCACAGGCTTGATCCCGGCTAACCCCAGGGGAGTCTTTGAGTGGGGAGGGCACCTGGGCATCTATGTGCAGGATCAACCCCGCGTTCACTTCGCTGAATCCACTACTTCTTGGGAGAGTTTCCCTCTGGATATGGTCTACGACCTTCCGGTGCGCGAACACGGCCCCATCGAAGCAGCGATTGAACTAGCCTCTCGTGACGCGAGACAGTCCCGTGTATTGTGCCTAGGCAAGTCTTGGGGTGTCTTCATTGATGGCAGCCCCACTCAACCCCAGGCGAACACGCTTGGAGGGGGTGTTGGGGCCTCTTCACCACGCTGCCTCGTGGTCGAAAAAGGCATTGCTTATGCCTTTAATGGTACTCTCTGGGGGATTACCGGAGATGGGCAAGTTGAAGACCTCAGCCTTCCCGTTCTAGACCTTCTCCCAGATCCCGATAATGCTCGGCTGTCCGTATCAGCGGCGCTGAGTTCTCTTTTCCTGATTGACGAATCAACCGGAGTCGCACTTAGGTTCCACCTAGCACGACGACAATGGTATGTAGAGGATCGAAATGCGCTTTCTGTTACGGATGTGGATGGGGTTGACACTTGGGTTCATGTTTCTGGGTACCCTTCTGCTGGAAATACCGCCGTTTATCAAGACGATGTGGAGTCGGATACGCCAGAAGTCGGGATTGCAGTAGCGAGTTACAACAACGGTGCCAATACCTTTGTGGTAAGCAGCGCGACTGGCCTGAAGATAGGACAACGGGGAGTCCTGGTTGGGGATGCCCACGCATCTGCGGCAGGGCGTAATCCGTACTACCGTCAGGCGGTAACTATCCAATCTATCGATGGGACAACTATCACAGTTTCGGATGACCTAGACCTGACTGCCTCGTTTACTGAACTGGACGGTACGACTTCATATACCCTGGCTTACAAGTTCTATGCAGGAGTAGGCTATTGGGGTACTATGGTTGATACGGGACAGTTTAACCTTACAGGAGACCTAAGCCATGTGGACATGGGAGTTGAGCGAGGAGATGGATGGTGGGCGGCATTTGACTCTTCAGATTTCGCCAAAGATCCAACAGACCGGACTGGTTTCGCTAGCCCTGAGTCTAAACCGACTAATATTGTCGATGTTGCTGGTGATGGAGCATCAGCAAGATGGGGACTCTCCAACCGACAGCGACTCGAAAGGATCCTTGTTTTCTCCCAAGAACCGACTAACGGGTCAGGATCCCCCGTGGGACTCACCGAACTTGAACTAAACTACACTTCCGACCCAGGGGTTAAATAGATATGGTTTTAGGAGCATTAGCCTTCGGTACTGGTATCGCCAGTTCGATTATGGGTAGCCGCGCCAAGAAGAAGGCAGCAGCCGCCGCTGCCGCTGAGGCGAAGCGTATCCGCGAGTGGTACGAACAGAAGGCGCGTGATACTCAGCAGACCCTTGGCCGCGAGATCGAGACGATGCGTGCCTTGCGCGACCTCGATCTTCCTGCTCACCAACAAGCCGCACGGATCGCTTACATCCAGCGCCAGAAAGGTTCGGAGCGTCAGGCTCGCGT